TTTTGTTTTAAGACGTTCATAACCGTCTACTTCTTTTTTATGCTCGTCATCGTATTTATCTAATAAAGCGGATTTAGTTTTTGGGACTTCCGAAGTCGACGACGTTTTCTGGTCTTTCAGTATCATTTTTTTTCTCCTTCTTAGGGTTTAGCAGGGATGATATCTCCTGTGATATTCTTAAATAGGCATGTGCCTGTCCCATCATATACTTGTATTTTTCCATATTGTCAATACCACCACCAATCATGTTATCACCAATATTTACATAAGACTCTTTTAAGAATTTTTGTAGTTTATTTAATATTACTAGCTCTTCGTTTTGCATCGTGCTTTCTCCTTTTATGTAATAAGTTAACTCTTTTATGCCAAAACCATTCTGTGATTTTTATAGTTAATGTTTCTAATTTAGAAAACACATTATCTATTAAACCAAGAAATTTGTATATAAATCTATCTAACACTTCCAACGTCTTCTTGCTTGCCTGATTCTAGAATTAGGATCATTTTGAGTTTTAGCAGAAGATCGTTTAAGTTGTCCAAGTGACCTTGCACAATATGACTTTCTACGTTTAGCTGCCGCTGAACCTTTCTTGACTTTCCCTGTTACTGCAGTTTTTAATTTTGATCCAGGATTTGCTGCTCTATAAGCTCTTACACCTTTAGCAGTCATGCCGGCGCCAGATTTAGTTGATCTGTAATTAGCTCCTGGTCCTTTTGTTGTTTTTCTAATAGCCATTATATTTTTTGCATTTCTGGATTATCAGTTAGAATATTTTTTTCTGCTCTAGGTCTAGCTAAAGAGTCTTTACTTCTTTTTCTAAGTTGCGCAATAGCAGATTCTTTTAATGCTTTTTCTTTTTTTAATCTTTGTAAATCTTTTTCTAAATTCATTATGCAAATGTTTTTACGTTGGTTGGTTTTCCTCCTGGATTACCTGCAGCTCTTTTTCGTTTGACAGCACTCGCCTTTTGCCCTTTTGACATCCGTGTGGCTTTTGCAAGTGGTACGCATTTTGGATATTTCCTCTTGCTCCCTTTGCTTCTCCCGCATGGTTGATATTTTCCGTCTTTCTTCGGTGCTCCAATGTCTACCCATTTCTCTGATACCCATTTTCTTAAACCACCTTCTGCAAAATTCCTACGCACAACTTGCTCTTCTTTTTCTAGCCATGCCTGCCATCAAACCACCGTTGCCAGCTTTTTTTCTACTTCCTTTTTTACCACCTGGTGTAATTTTGCCTGAGCAAACTCCTGAAGCATACATATTCGCATATGCTGAAGGATATACTTTGAATTTTCTCTTAGCAGCTGCTTTGCCTTTTGCACATAGTTTAGCCATTACGCAATATCCATTGCTTTTTTAATCATTGACTTAGATTTTTTCTTTTTACCTTTAGACATTAAAATTTTCTTTTTTAATTCTGGTGGTAAAGTTTTTTGTGCTTTAGTTAGACCATTGCCGCCGTTACCAAACTTTTTTCTCATTATTTTTTTCCTCCTCTAAATATTTGTGTTCCCTTTATACCATAAATACTCGCAACTACAAGGATCCAAAGATTTGTGAACCATGAAGGGAGCGATTGAAAATGTTCAAAGAAAACTTTTATCTTATCCATCGCCTGTGCGTCGTCAGAAAAGACTCCATACGCCAAAACCAGAATGGGTAGTGTCAATATTACAAGAACCGCCTCATCTTTATAATCTGATTGTCTTGCTTCTAGCAATTTACCTTGGTAAGCTTCCTCACCACGGGCTTGTTTTTCAGCATGCAATAGTTGAGCGTCAGACATTGCAATTTTTGCCTTCTGCTTATTGGCATAAATTTTACTTCCAGCAGAAACGGCTAATTTAAGTGCCGAAATCCACATGTTAGATCCATCTAGCTTTTTTAGACTTCTCTTTCAGCATTCTTTTAGTACCTCTTACTTCAACTTCTTCACCTTTTGGAACATAGTTGAAAGCACCATCTGCTGTAGTCTTAGATCTAGGGTCGATTTCAAGATTCATCTTGTCTTCTGACTTGATCTGAACAATTTTATCTAATTTTTCCATAATTTTTCTCCTTAGTTAATTTATAGTAACCTTTTTTTAGTATTTTGTCATTCTTATTCGTCGCCACTTCTTATAATCGACACTTTAGGCATCATACCACCCTGATTTTTCATCATTGAGTCAGTACTTGGAAGAGTTTTACTTAAAATTGTTTTTTCAATTGAAGTATCAGCTCTTAAATTTGCTAATTCTTCATTTTGTTCAAGTTTTTCTTCCTGATTTTGTTGATTCATCATAGCTCTCATCTTATCAAGATTAATTCTTTCTTGATCTTGCTCTTTTCTACGTTGATTTTCCATTGCTCTAAGGTCTAATTCTCTTGCTCTTAGTTTTGCGATAGGATCATTGTCAAATTGTGAAGTAATTTCTTTTTCTTCCTTCATAAATTCTTCCATCATCTCTGCAATTAGTTGAGCTTTTCTTGCTTCAATTTTTTGTTGCATCATCATAGCTTGTTGACCTATCTGTGGATTCTGTTGTGCCATTTGTTGCATCTGTTGTAGTTGAACTAATTCATCTCTAAACTCTAATTCAATTTGTTCTTGAGACATTAAACTAATATGTTCAAAAATATTTTTCTCAAGACTTGCCATAATCATTGGATTGTTTCTAGCAATGTTAGTTGCCATAAAATTTAAGTGAGCAGTTATATGTGCTCTATGATCTTGACCTGGAAACGCTTGGAATTGTTTTCCTGCTAATGCATCAATGTGTTCTAACGCCGGATCCTTTGGCATAGGTTGCATTGGCTTAATTAAAACTGAATCAATATTTGGTACACCAAGTGCTTCATACATATTTCTATATGCTGCATATAGATTATGCATTTGTGGATTAGATTGTGCCAGTTGCAACTCTGTTTGCGCTAGTGAAATACGCTGAGTCTGTGAAAAGATGTTGGGATCGGCAACTGGCAATATATCTACTCTATCATCAAAGTCAGTTTGTTTAATAACTCTCTGACCCCCAACTACATCGTACGGATATTCTTGTGGTAGATATAACTTGAATACTCTTGCTAGTAATTTAAATTCTTGTTTAAGAGCAGAGTAAATTCTTTTATGAATTGCAGACATAGTTCTACTTCCTCTTTCTAAAAGAGCTACTGTAGTTCCTACTGCTGCTTGTTGATTGCCATCACCAACTTGTAAATCTGCAATAGATGCAAATCTTTGACCAGCGTTAACTACAATACCCATTAAGTTTAATAATGTAGCTGATGGTTCTTTAAATGGAAGCATCATAAATGAATCTCTTAAATTACCACCGGGTGCATCTACATCTCTAAACTCACCTGGTTGAATTGATTGTGCGTCATCTCTAATTCTAATACCACGCATTTTAAAACCGGCAGGTAAGTTAGATAAAGTTCCTGCATCTAGTAATTGTCTTAATGCAGAAGTTGCTGTTCTAGATAATCCACCAATCATATGAATTAAACCAAAACCATAAAAACCTAGTCCTGGTAAAAATTTAAAGTGTACAAAATAATTAATTTTATTTTTTAATGCATCACCTATTTCATAGTTTCTTCTAATAGATAAAACTTCACGTGAATTTTCTTCAATTGTTACAATGTATGGAACTTTAATTCCTGAGGGCTCACCAGTCTCTGGATCTGAATCTTCAAAACCTTCTAAATCTAAATCCACGTGACATTCTAATAATGTATAAACATCTTCATTTGTAGTTTTTGATACTCCTTCAAGTTCTCTTTCTTTTTTCTCAACTTCAGTTTCTTTATCTCCAGGTTTTCCAATATCTATATCTCTATAGAATCCACCAACCTGTTGTTTTCTTAAATCGTTTTCAGAAATTTTTACACGATGGATGATTGCCTCTGCATCGTCTAATGAGGTAGCGCTGTAGGGTACAATCAAATCATCTGCAGGAACAAATTTACTTACAGCTCTTTGCTCCACATCATCGTAGTATATTTTTTTAAAAGCAGAACCTGCTAATGGTAAGTTAAATAATAACTGATCAAAGTCTGGTTCGTACTCTTTCATTTTTTCCATTAACTCGTAGTTCATGAAATCTTTTACTCTAGTTGCTTGCTGAGTTTTTTCTGGAGATGATACACCTATCGTTTGTGTTCTAACTGGTCCATCTGCCGGTAATAATTCTTTATAAGCTAATGCTTGAAATTGTGTAACTGCTTCTGCAAGAACTGGGTGTGTTGCACCACTTGCTCCTGAAAAAGGTTCAGTTCTATTATTATATTTAAAACCTAAAAGGTCTAAACCTTGAGTATAAGTTTGTGCCCAATCTTTTCTTGAAGATGTGTAGTCTTGATACTTAGAAGATAAATCTGAAGCTAATCTTCCAAGTACATCGTCTGGTAAAAATTCTGATAAGTTTGCATAATGTTCATCACCACCTTCTGGAGATGCTGCAGCAGGATCAAGATTTATATCTACTGATCCATCTTCATTTTCTGAAACTTCAACCTCATCAGGTGATTCTTGAACTTCTTGAACTTGTTCTACAATTTCTTTTTCAATCTCTTCTTCACCGGGAAGACTAACTGTTTGTCGAACTTCGTTTGGAAGTGATTTGTCTATATCTGCCATTATATTTTTTCTCCGTAAGTTTTATCTGTTTAACACCATTATAATTAATATTCAACCCCTGAGGCATGGGCCCTGATTCCGGAGGAATTGTTCTAGTAAGTCTTTTAGTCATTACCAAATTTTTTGTATAATTCTTGTCCTGGTCCTAAGGAAAATTCTTTATATGACATCCTATCATCATATCCACCTTTACCATCGAAGAAGTATTCTCTCATCCATTTTTCAGATTTAGGCATTGTACCATCTCCGTTATTTTCTCTTGTTTCCTCCATAGCTTGTTTTACTGCTTGACCAAATTCATAACCATCATCCATAAGTTCTTTTACTCTTTCACTTAATCCTGTATCAGGATCCTGGGAGCCTGAGTTAAATTGTGCTCGGCCACCATCAGCAAATTTTTTAAAATATTGTTCTGCAAATTTATCTATATCCATGCCAGTTGCTTCTTGACCTCCGGCTTTAATATAAGCTTCTGTAACCATTTTATTATATGCAGTGTCTCCACCTTCTAAGAAATTAACTCTGCCACCAGTTGCATATTTTTCAAGTTCATCTTCATACTTTTTTATTTTATTAGTAACCATTTCTCCTGTCTCACCAAATAATGGTTTAACAATATCTAAATATTCATCTACATCGATCTCTCCATTCTCAAATGCTTTTCTTGAAAAGATTCCAACATAGTCAGCATAATTTTTTGGAGACATAGAATTAACTGCTGCTTCCGTGTTAAGCATATCTAACATCGGCATAAATTTTTTTGGTTTTTTAGGTGGGGCTTGGTCGGGCACTACAGGACTCCTGCGATACCGCCCATAGCTCTTTTTACTTTTTCTTTTTTTCTTTTTTCCATTAACTCTTTAAGTCTTTTAAGTTCTTTAGAGTCTTTTGGATCTGGTCTATTAATTAATTTGTCATCAAATTGTGGGTCTTGTCCCAATGGATAAGTTGTTGTATCCATCATCATTGATTTAGATGGTTTAACAATTTCGTCTGTTCCATCGGCATAACCCATTCTCATAGGTCCACCGCCCATAGCCATAGCTCTATTTTCTTGCATTTTCTTTTTAGATAAATACTGATTAATAAATTCTTCTATAGGAATATCTATAATACCTTTTTCTTTTAAATCGAAATATTCTTTTATGACAGTTCCTAATTCTAATTCAAATTCATCTTCTGGCTCTGATGCCATTTTAATTGATGGTGCACCTCTATCTAGAGATTTAATACCACCCATATCATCATAGTCTTCAGGGTCATTTAAGTCCTCTGGAAGATCTCCCGCTTCAATAGCTCTAAGCATGTCTTGTAATTTTTGATCGTCTTCTTTTGCCATAATGCCTAATAATACACTTTTGGAGTCTGTTGTAAAGGCTCATCTTCATAATCATCTGGGTGTTGAATTAAGCCACCTTGTCTAAATCTCATAACTGCTTGAGTCATAGAATCGACTAAGTCATCATGATCTCCATAAGGAAATGCAGCACATTCTTCAATTACTTCTTGAGCAAATTCCATTTCAGTTGGTGCATATATTTTACCAGACTCAAACAATGGAGACACTGAGTTAACTCTTGTATGTTTATCATTACCACGTGATGGTGTAAAATTTATAACTGGTATTCCAGATTTTCTTAATTCATAAGTTAGAGGGAGCCCGGATGCTTTGCCTTCTATAATCACTGTCTCCGGTTGCCAGTAGCCGTATTGATCTAATGCAACACGTCTTAATTCTGGAAACTCGAATCTACCTTTGACAGAATCAACTAACATTAAACAAGGACCACTATCTTCATTAGGGGTAAATACACCCCAAGTAGTAATTGCAGAATAGTCAGCTGTTTCTTTTTTCATGAAAGCGGTATCATAAGATTGTATGACATGTTCTAAAGGTGGAATCTCGCCTTCCCAATCTTGCCACCATTCTCTTTTGATTAATGCTCCTTCATCCCCAGTTGGATTTTGCATATACTGAGCATTCCATTTTGATAATGGGATTGAAGCTCTAACTGCTTCTAGATCTTTTATATTCCAATATTCCGGCCACAGGGGTTTATCAGAAGGTAAGATAGCAGGAAATTCTATAACTTCCCATTGATCTGCTTTGTTTTCTTTTTGTGCTTTAATTAATCTTCCTGTTAAATCTTTTTCATTCCATCTTGTCATTACAATAATAATTGTTCCACCAGGTTGAAGACGTTGACGTGGACCAGAAGTATACCATTCATAAGTTCTCTCCAAAGCTTGAGCATTCATTGCATCTTGTTCAGTATGTGGATCATCAATAATTAGTAGATCGGCACCACGACCAGTAATTGCAGATCCAACACCGGCAGCATAATATTCACCACCTTGTTCAGTCTCCCATTTACCAGCGGCCTGGGAATCAGGATTTAATCTAGTTTCAAAAACTTCTTTATACTCAGGTGTGTCCATTAAAGCTTTTGCTTTACGTCCAAACCTTACAGATAATTCAGTTGTGTTAGTTGATTGAATAATTTTTAATTTAGGATTTCTACCTACCATCCAAGCGGGTAACAAGTAAGATGCAAACTCAGATTTAGTATGTCTAGGTGCCATATTGATAATAACACGTTTTGTTTTACCTTGAGCAATATCATTAAATTTTTTAGCGACTTCTTTGTGATGTCTACCTTCTATAAAATCTGGCCATACATGTTTAACAAAAGCCATAAAATCATTTTTAATATCAGCTTGTTTTTTCTTATCTTTCCACTTATTCATGTAAAGAGCGAATTGCCTTTTAATATCAGGTGGTAGCTTATCTAAATTTTTTAATTTTTCTTTATCCATAAATGCATTTGAAAAAAAATTTTGCAAAATTTTTTCAGATATGTTTTCAATAAAGCAAAAGTATTTCTGCCTTACTTATATATAAAACCTTATATATTACTAAGTATATAGAGACTCTTATAATTTACAAGCGAATAGAATTAACAAGAAAGTTCAAAGTTGCTATGGGTCTTGGTACCTCTATCCAATCTACGAGCGAGCGAAGCGAGCGAGTCGAGCCGGGGGGGGGGGGTGGTGGCGGCGGCGGGC